AACCGGTCAGTCTACGCAGGGGATTACGACTCCGACTACGACACTGGCTCTTCCCTTCATTATTACTCGTCTTGTGACTGACCCTCCGAGCGCTAACGGTACGGATCTTACGACTCCGTATAACTACGTTATTGTCGGCTGGAACAATGAAGTCTTCAAGGCGGGTGTTGCAGCCTTCGCATAAGGGGAGATTAAAAAATGGCTATTAATACAGCCCAGATCAAAGACGAACTCTTCCCCGGCCTTCGTGCCGTTGAAGGGAAGTACAAGGAGATTCCTCTCCAGTACGATAAGATCTTTGCCGTCGGCAAATCTAATATGGCTCTTGAGCGCGTCACGAGTATGCGTTACATGGGTCTTCCTCGCCTGAAGAATGAGGGCGGTGGAACGTACTTTGATAACAACGCCGGACAGCGTTATACGTACAACCAAGAGCACATCGAAGTCGCTCTCGGCTACGCAATAACTCGTAAGGCGATCGACGACAACCTGTACAAGGCACAGTTTCAGCCGAGTAACCTCGGTCTGCAATTCTCCTTTGTCCAGTACAAGGAGATTCAGGGCGCTTCGATCCTGAACCTCGGCACGACCTATGACGCTAACGTCGGTGGTGACGGCCAAGCGTTGTTCTCTTCGGCCCATCCGATTGATGGGACTACGATTGCGAACATCCCATCCGTTCCGCAGGATCTTAACGAAGCCTCGCTGCTTTCAGCAATGACCACGATTCGACAGACTTGGCGTGACAACGCCGGACTGAAGATTCAGGGCCGTGCTCGGAAGCTCGTTGTTAATCCGACTCTAGAGCCTGTTGCTATCCGCCTCGTCAAGACGGAACTCCGGCCCGGTACGGCTGACAACGACGTTAACGCCATTCTCTCGACGGCCGGTGGCCTTCCTGAGGGGCATATGGTTAACGACTACCTCACGAGTAACTTCGCCTGGTTCCTTCTGACGAACACCCAGGGGTTGACGTATCTCCAACGTATCGCGTTCGAGATGGATATGTTCGTAGACTTCTATACGGACAATCTCCTCGTCAAGGGTTACGAGAGGTTCTCGTTCTCGTACCAAGACTGGCGTGCCGTTTTCGGTTCGTTCCCCACGTCGTAATCGGAGGTTTACATGACAACTGTTTCTGATTACTTCTATAGCGCCGGGGGTGTTCTCACCTTCGGCGTCGGTGGGGCACCGTTCTTTACGGGGAACTGGTGGTTTGTTGATCCTCTGCATGGCTCTGACGGAAATCAGGGCAATGCGGGTTCTCCATTCGCCACGATCTATCAGGCGTATAACAAAGCTGCGGCAGACAGCAACGACGTCATCGTTCTCGTTGGCTCCGGAGACACGACTGGTACGGCCCGTCTTTCCACCGCACTTGCCCAAACGATTACCCCGTCGGCAACGACTGGGACGGTGACTTGGGCCAAGAATGCCCTTCATTTGATTGGCATGACTGCACCTACCGGAATGAATGCCAGGGCTCGCTTTGCGCCTCCGACCGGTGTTTACACCGCGGCGACGTTTGGTAACTCCGGGAATTTCTTTAACGTCACGGCAACGGGGTGTTACTTCGGTAACTTCTCACTGTTTAACGGATTCTCTACCGGGTCTTCGTCTAATCAGGTCGCGTGGATTGAAGCAGGTGGCCGAAACTTCTACAACGCTGTAGACTTTGGTGGCATGGGCGACGCGGCTTCGGCTGGATCTACCACGGCAGCTTGTCTTTCGATCGTTGGAGGCGGTGAGAACACTTTTGTTAACTGTAACTTTGGTCTCGACACGGTAGCTAGGACGGCCGCAAACTCGACTGTTCTATTCTCTGGTGGAACCCCACGTAACAGTTTCCAAGACTGTCGGTTTATTGCCTATCCGACTGGCTCAGGCTCGGGTGCTACGATCTCTACGATTGCTAGTGCTGGAATTGATAGATGGGTGGAGTTCAAAGACTGCCGATTTATTAATTCCGTGAAGTCTGGGACTGGCGTAGCGATGTCTGACGCGTTTAGTGTCACGACTCCAGGAGGGCTTGTCCTAGTTGCTAATCCGTCTTCGGTCGGTGTCACAGCTTGGGACAGCGGTTCTGGTTATGTCTACGTCACGGGTTCTGTCCCGACGTTTGCTACAACCGGTATTGGCGTGACGTGATCTAAAGATCACTAACGGAACCTAAGTCCTAATAGGAGATTAAAATGAAAGCACACAAGAGGGCTTCGGGCGGCAAGGTCGCTGACGAGGCCAAAGACTACGACGAGAGCAAGGGTGGTGAGCCTAAGGCTTATGATGCCCAAGGTTCTAACGTCGATAAGGAAGCTTCTGAGCGAAAGCGCGGGGGCAAGGTTAAAGAGCGAAAGCGTGGTGGTAAGGTCGAGGGCGAGAAGCCTAAGATGCGTATGGACCGGGCTTGTCGCAAGGATGGTGGTCGAGTCGGTTCTGACAAGTCTCCGTTCAGCTCTGCCCGTAATGCCTCGGCTGTCGTAGACCATAGAACCGATAGCTGATGATTAAGGATTTTGGGTGGCAATGGCGTTCGCACGGTCGCAAAGTTGCTTTAGATTAGGGTGCGCTCCTAATCCACCCAAAATACTTCTTTCTTAAGGAAACTAAGATGTCTGATACCTGGATTGCCGGAGCCGTGGGTAAAAATCCAGGGTATCTGCATAGAGCACTACACGTCCCCCAAGGACAGAAAATTCCACAGGGTAGGATTGACAAGGCGACTCACGCTGAGAGTCCTCACCTTGCTAAGGCTGCTAATTTAGCCAAGACTCTAGAACATCTTCATAAGAAACACGGCGGGAGCGTCTAATGGCTGGGGACGGCTATAAAGAGTGGTCTCTGAGAGACCAGCAAAAGACCAATAAGAAATACGGGATTAATGATCTCCCTGTCATCGTTAATGACGCGGCCACTGGGGAACCTGACCCGACTGCGACAGGAACAATGAAGGCGGCAAATTTTGGTGACGCTATGACCGAGCAACATGGCCTCCCGAATGTTCTCACCGGGGGGATGAAACGTGGTGGTCCGGTATTAACCTCAAGGGGTTCTGTTACTCTAAGCAAACTTCACTCCCGTCACGGAAAGACCGTCTAATGCAGAGTCGTACATGCCAGGTTGGCCCACTCGTTGCGGCTACCGCGACTAAACTGGGACTGTCCCAGACTCCTGCCGCAAAGGGTGGACTTGTCCTTAACGGTGCTGATGGTTCTGCCGTTGCAAATGGTATCTGCTTGTCCCAGTCAGGAGTGACAGCGACTCCTCTGCTGATTAACGGCGCGTTGTCCCAAACGAGGTACGTCTCTCCGACATCAGGTGTCTCTGGAGCTACGATTGCATGGCTCCCGGTTGTAAGTCCAGTGTATATCACGTCTGCCGGTGACGACCACACAGTAACCTTCGCGGTTGTCGGGATGGACTCCCAGAATGCTACGGTATCCGAGACGGTGACTGGAACGAATACCTCAGTCGTCGCTACGGTTAATTCGTATAAAGCTATTCTAAGTGTGACCCCATCGGCAAACACGGCGAGTACGGTGACTGTCGGAGCTATGGGTTTTGCTACCCTAGACACTCCTCGAAGAATTCTCTTCACTCCTGGTTCCACCGGGACGGCGAGAACTATTGCATTGTCTGGCACGGATATCACTGGATATCCAATCTCTGAAACGATTTCTATCGATACCGGAGGCGATGCTGTTTATTCAGTCCTCGATTACGCAACGGTAACGTCCGCTGTGATCTCAGGAGCGACTGGACAAACGATCGAGATTGGTACGAATGGTGTCGCGGGGTCTCAGTGGATCAGCCTAGATTCGTGGGCTTCTGCCCAGGTGGCCGGACAGTGTGTTGTTTCTGGAACGGTTAATTATACCGTACAGACGACTAATGACGACCCAAACAGTTACTCGAATCCAGTTTCTAGATCTTCAGTAACTTGGGACACGACCTTTGCGGATCTTATCGGGGCTACCACTTCGAGTCAATTTAATCTCGCGGTGTCTCCGGTGTGGATACGGATTCTTTTAAATAGTAATACGAATCCTGGATTTGTCCGTATGGCACTTTCCCAGAGTGGCTCCGTTTCTTACTAATTAGGCAGGTCCATGAAAAAATTATTTGTTCTTAGTCTCCTGATGTCATTCATGATCCCTGCTGTAGCCCAGGAGAAAAGGGTTGTGGTCCAAACTTGCGGGTCTCCTCCCGCAACGTACTCACCAGGAACTCCACAGCCTGCGACGATGGATACGAACGGTAACGATTGTGCGAATACCTCTGGTTCAGGTGGAAGCACGACTGTTATAGGTAATGTCGGGGGTTTTGATTCCGGGTCGTCTCCGGTTCAATTTGCGACCCCTGCAAACTCGTCTCATGCGGCGGGTGTCTCGGTCGGGGGTCTGTTCTCTGTCCCGATCGCCAGGACAAATGGTGGGTCCGGTGGTGTCGGAAACCTCCTATTCACGTCGTCTGGGGGATCGGTAGGATCATACGTTGTTCGGATGTGGGACAAGAACCCTGCGGCGACGACCTGTACAGATAACTCGGCCTTCGCTGGATCGAATACGGATAATCAGCATTTAATCGCAGATCCCTTTACAATCACTCCGTCTGCCCCTGCTGTCACGACTGGCGATACTAACACGTATACGCAGACTTCATTTGTTCCTCCGTTGAGTTTTCTTAACCAGGATACTTCCATTAGCAAGAATATTTATATCTGCGTCGTAACTGTCGCGACTGATACGGCTGATGAAAATAAACCTGTTTATGTCACTGCGACAGGATACCAGAACTAATGAAGGCACTTCGATATTTTCTGATCTTCTCAGTTCTTCTTTATATCACAACTGCATTTGCCCTAACAGCAGGACAGAGGGGCAGTTTATTCTCCGGCATCAAGCCCGTCTTCTCCGAGAACTTCCTCGGCGAGTCCTCTGTACCATCCGGGAATTTCACATCGAACCTGACCTATTCCGGCGTGTCGCTATCGACGATGACGGATGCCACGGGAGCGTTGACGTACAAGCCGAATAATCTGCTGTTGCAGAGCAATACGTTTGCATCGCCATGGTTGTATCTACAAACGGGGACCGGAGTGACTCCTGTGGTCACTCCAAATTTTGCGATAGCGCCCGATGGTACGTCAACTGCCGCGAGGATACAGCTTAATTTAGGGGCAACCCCGTCTACGTCATTGAGCCGGATGTTTCAAGGAGTTGGTGCAAATCTTAATAGTGGGATGAACGATGTATGGCTGAAAACTAACGACGGATCATCGTTAAATATATACTTTACTAGCTCATCCGGGATATCCGTTCTAAAGACCATCACAGGTGCGTGGCAACAGGTATTTTCAAAGGGCGCTGCCGTCATCTCGTCACAAATACAATTCGGACTATCCGGCAGCGGATCCTCAATAGGTCTTAGTACAGCGGTCAGCGCTGACCTTCTAGCGTGGATGGTAGGGCAAAGTGCCGTCACCTACGAAACCACTCCGCGTCCAGGCGATCAAGTCATCACGACCTCAGCCGCCTATTACGGCCCGCGCTTCGATTACTCCCCGTCATCGGTCGGGACGCCGTTGGGGTTGCTGGTTGAGGCGGCTGCAACGAACGTGGTGCTTCAAGATCGCCATTTAGCGACGACATGGGTTTCGACGAATGTAACAGCGGCGAATACGCAAACCGGCATCGATGGAGTCGCAAATTCGGCTTCGTCTCTCACCGCAACAGCGGGCAACGGAACCACTTGCCAAGCGATAACCCTCGGATCGTCAGCGCGCTTCGAGTCCGCCTATGTGAAGCGAATTACCGGGACAGGCGTCGTCAACCTTTCCATGGACAACGGCGCAACCTATACGCCAATCACAATTCCGGTGGCATTTGGCCGTGTCAGCATCCCAACACAAACCCTCGCAAATCCAGAACCGTGCTTTCAGATTACGACGAACGGAGATGCAATCGCGGTTGACGTAGTACAGAACGAGACTGGATCGTCGGGCGCGACATCCGCAATTCTGACCACAACGACCTCCGTCACCCGTGCCGCTGATAGCGTGACAAAAGCTGGCGCTCTCGCATCCGCCGCCGCTGCTGGCGTGCTCCGCTGGAAGCGCACGAATGAGTTTACCAAGGTGACGGCGTGCCAGGCCTATGCAGCCGGGGCATCGCCTTCGACCTTTGACACAGGCTATTGGTATCAAAACGTAAGTGTGTATTCGCCCGGCGTCACGCTTGCAAAAGTGAATGCGCTGCCATGTTGAAATCGGCTATCATCGCTCTCGGACTGATCTTCACCGCATCGTTTGCTCAAGCGGCTGACTTCGTCGTCTCCGCTCCGACCCTCGCCGACATCGAATTGGTCGCGCAGCAAATCCCTGGCCTCTGGTCGCCCGACTCTACCGGCCCATCTGGCGACATCCCCGCGCATATCGACACAGGCGGCGCTGATCCGACAGGTTGGGCGTGGTCGCCGGTTGGAACTTGGTATGTGCAATCTGGGACCAAGACCGACGCTTTCGGCAACACCGTGCCGA